AATCTACCCACATCGAACGTAAAGATGTTAAGATAAGCAATGCATGGTTTTTGAAGTATCAAGAGTGCATCATCGAACGGCGGGAAGTATGGATTGGACTGTACACATTACCACGGCACAACAGGCAGATTGATTTAGTAACTTTTTAGGGGGTAGTTATGACTGAGGTAGAGAGAGCATTTTTATTGCATCTAGTAGTAGAGCATGGGGATAGACCATTCGCCTATACATGGGCAAAAGAGCCGATGATGTCCTTGCGGCGTGAGGGGATGATTGAAGTAACTGAGTTTGTGACAGATGTGAAAACCAGTGACGCCAGAGTGACTGCGGCGGGATTAAACTTTTTAAAAGGGGGACAAAATGAGCAGTAGCATGAACATGTATAATTTTGCAGTAAACCACGATGAAGCGGCAACATTAGTCCGTGCTAATGGGAGCAATATAACATACATAATCGAGGGAGAGCCGGGATCATCGAAAAGCAGCATCCTGAAAACCATCGAATCACTTGAAGGTGACAGATATGAGTATATTTATATTGATGCGCCCCTTAAGGATATACCAGACATTGCATTAACCATGCCACACCACGAATCGCAAACTACTAGAGCATATATAAATCAGATATGGATGGGTAAAGATGCCAACAAACCTAAGATCGTGATGATAGACGAGGTATTCAAATGCACCCCTTATGTGCAGCTAATGCTTAACAGGCTGATGCTTGACCATTACGTGGGGGATTATCAACTGCCAGCGGGAAGTATTGTTTTCGGTACTACTAATTTCGCAACTGATGGTGTAGGCGATAAGACTAACGGACACACTAACAGCCGCGTGGCACGGATACCCATGCGTAAACCAAATCAAGTTGAGTGGACTAAATGGGCGGTGAACAATAACATCAATCCATTTATTCTCACATGGATAGGCCAGAATCCCGCGATATTTAGTAGCTACAAAGACCCGGCGACAACATCATTCGATGCAAAATTACACGCTGATGGGCAGGGTATATTTCAGTATATCTATCACCCTCAACACAATGCACAAGCGTATGTTTGCCCTCGTACACTGGAGTTGGCATCGCACCAGTTGAACAATCTCGACAAACTGGGGGAAGAGCTAACCATTAAAGCGTTAATTGGCACAGTAGGGGGAAAAGCGGCGTTAGATATGGGGGCATTACTTGCGCTAGGTGCAGACTTGCCAAGTCCCGATGAGGTAATGAGTAACCCAACTAAATGCAAACTCCCTAAATCGGTCGGGGCGCAGATGATACTGGTATATAAAAGCCTGAATTACATCACTGCGGGTACCATAGATGCTTGGGCGGAGTACATCGGGCGCATGGGGTTAGAGGTGAGAGCAGTATGGGTAAAAACGATGCGACACCAGCCTGAGCTACTCGATATTATGTCGCGCAATAGACAACTCGTGGACTGGGTTGTGGACAATAGTATAGTGCTTTAATAATGGGGATAAAATGAAAACGGATATAATGTTATTAAATGCAGTGATTGTAGAGCTAAACTTTTCGTGTTGGAGTGCCAAGAAGCATGACAGGAAAGCATCCAAGGATGTTACGGACAACAATGGGGCTAACAGTAGTGATGCTGCCAAGGTACAGAAAAACTTGATGGCTGGTATGGGGAACTTGAAAAAAGTAACTGACTTTATCGCTAATACCCGCAATGAATTTTATGGTATGACTTTGCCGTGGTCAGATGGTGGACAGCGTATGCTACCGATGGCTGGATTTTTTGATATGAAACAGTGGTTGGATGATAAAGAGACAGAGTTCAACAGTCTGGTGCAGCAGTTCCTAATTGATTATCCGCTGATTATTGGGGCGCAAGCATTTCAGTTAGGCGCGTTGTTTGACCGTAGCGAGTACCCGACAGTCGATGACGTTAAGCATAAATTTAAGTTTAGTGTGGGTTTTCTGCCCCTGCCAACATCGGGTGATTTTAGAGTAGATGCGCCAGCCGAGGCACTCAAGGAGATGCGAGGCGACTACGAAAAAGCGATGGGGGAACGAGTGAGAGGAATAAATAAGCACTTGTGGGATCTGCTGCATGACTGCTTGACTAAAATGAGCGAGCGACTAGGCACTGATGCCGAGGGAAAGAAAAAAGTCTTTAGAGATACACTTGTTGACAATGCCGTTGACCTATGCGACACTCTCAAAACGCTGAACGTAACTAATGATAGTAAGCTGGAAGATAAGCGGCGACTGCTGGAAAAGGCACTGACTGGAGTTGATCCTAACCTGCTGAGGGAGTCAGACGGAGCGCGGATAGAGGTTAAAAAACAAGTTGACTCGGTATTATCGTCATGGATATAGGGAGAAAATAATGGATAGTAAATACACAGCGGAGCAGCAAATAAGTAGGGCTAAAATCTGGTGCATGACTTCACCAGAGTGGCGTTGGGGCGCGAGCGTGTACATGATGGGGGAGACTGCGTTTGTATCAGGAGCAGATGCCCTATGCCAGACCGCTGGAACGGATGGGATAAATGAAATGTATAATCGGGATTTCCTTGCTACGCTGTGTGATGGGGAGACTAGGTTCCTCGTACTACATGAGGGAATGCACAAGATACTGCGCCATATGTTTGTCTGGCGCGCCTTGGCAGATGATAACGCGAAGCTGGCTAATATAGCGATGGATGCCGTAATTAATAATCAATACCTGATGGGCAAGGAGGGGCTTAAGTTCCCAACGGGTGGGGTGGATATGCCACAGTACGCCGATAGTAGCAAGTGGAATGCTAAGTCTATATTTGAAGACCTTAAAAAGAACGGCGCAGGCAAACAAACCAGCACCGATTACCACGACTGGGAAGCGGCAAAAGCCCTAACACCAGAGCAGGCTAAAGAAGTTGAGAAGCAGATCGACACAGCAATAAGACAGGCGGCACTTACTGGCGCGGGGCTGCCTAGGGGGGTTGAGGCAATGCTTGTGCCAGAGGTAGACTGGAAGATGCACCTAGCGGAATTTGTTAAGGCGCAATGCGCCGGGGCGGATAAACAGACGTGGAGAAAACCACACAGAACGTATATTGCTTATGACTTATACATGCCCACACCATACGCAGATAGGGTAGGTAAGCTGCTGTTATGCGGGGATACGTCAGGATCAATTGGCGATAGGGAGCTATCGCACTTTTTAGGACATATGCAGCACCTGTGCGATGAAGTCAACCCTGACGGAATTGATTTGGCTTGGTGGGATACCGAGATAAGGGGCGTAGATGTATTCACCGCCAGCACCATGGGCTGCCTCGCAGCGGCAGTAAAGCCAAAGGGCGGCGGTGGAACTGACCCTCGATGCATAACTGAGTGGTTGACAGAGCAAAGGAACGAGTACGTTTGTGCGGTGGTGGTTACAGATGGTGAGTTTGACACTAAAAACGTAGGCGACTGGGGCGCGCTGCCTGTGTTGTGGCTAGTAGTGAATAATAGCAGCACCGGGGGCATCGCCAGCGGGGTAACTATACGGGTGCGAGAGTTGAGCGCGTGAGAGCGACTAAAACACTATTACAGCTAAGTATCGATATGGAGGCTGCCTCTGCCGCCTATGCTGCCCGTGATGCCCGTGATGCCTGTGATGACTATACTACTGCCTCTGCTGCATGGTTTGCTGCCCATGGTGCCTATGTTGCTGCCTATGGTGCCTATATCAATGTCCTCAAGGAGAACCATGAATAAAACACTATTACAGCTAAGTATCGATATGGAGGCTGCCTCTGCCGCCTATAGAGCATCCCGAGCTGCTGCCCGTGGTGCCCGTGGTGCCCGTGGTGCCTATGTTGCTGCCCATGGTGCCTGTGCTGCTGCCTCTGCTGCATGGTTTGCTGCCTGTGATGCCTATATCAATACCCTCAAGGAGTACCTGAAAAATGTGCGACCATAAAGCGAAATTGCGCAGTTACTTACTTATGTTGCTGGTGGCTCATGGGGATAGTTATTTTAACTATATAAGTGATGAATACTGGTTACGATTAGTCCGGGGGGAATATATAAAATATGATTTAGGGATCGGGTACAAAATAACCCCAAAAGGGCTGGAATTTTTAAAACAAGGAGGATCAACATGATTAACGACAAAGGGCAACTGATAATAACATGGGACATTGCTGATGTTATAAACCTAGCAACAGATAGAGGGCGCGAGAAAATACCAACCCGAGCGCAGGCTATGGAAGTACTGGAGATGGCGGATAAGTATCACGATTGCTGCATAGGGATTAGTTGGGATGTTTTAGACGTGTACTTAGACGTGTACTTAGACGAAGTGATGGATGAATAAAACAAGGAGAATGATATGAAAAGAAACTATGTAGTAGTGATAGGCGAACCCAACGCGGGGGATTTCGTTGGGGTGTTTACAAGTTTGGCACAGGCGCAAGCATACATCGAGGAAGACCCATACAAGGGTGAGATAGAGCTAAGTATTGTGGAGTTGGCGACTCCAGCGTAGATGGTAGACAAACCAAAATAAAACACTTGCATACATCGACCAGATGTAGTAAGATAGAAGCCCAACAAATAATATAGGAGCAAGGATGAAACCAAAAGCAGATATGGTAAACTCGCCACCACACTACACAACAGGCGGGATTGAGTGTATAGATTACATACAGGCAAAGCTAACAATAGATGAGTTCAGGGGGTATTTGATTGGAAATGGACTTAAGTATTTGAGCAGGTTGGGTAATAAAGGGGCAGCAACAGAAGACGCGCAGAAAGCGGCGTGGTATATTAACAAACTATCGGAGACAATATGAGAGAATTATTTGAATTAGATGTAGATGAGTGTACCGCGTTCGGGGTATTGGACACCGATGACGATGACTTACGATTGATGACCCCGGCATATACTGATGATGATGGTCGGCAAGCACAGAATAAAAGTGTATACATAATAGGGCGGATAGCACTCAAGCAGTTGCGCGACATATTGATAGAATCATACCCCCCAGATGAAGAAACCCCAGAGGAAGAAACCCCAGAAATATCCCACTTAGAGCTTAGGCAGCAGTGGCTAGACGATATGAAGAAAGACCCAAGCATTGTTTGGCAGGCTAGACTGCGGGAAAAAGGGCAGTTGTCGGATAATGGGTGGATAGATTCCGCAGCACCGCTATGGTTTGAAGAGTTAGAATACCGCCGCAAACCAAAGACTTACACCATGTATATGTGTTTAGTGAGACACTTACACACAGCAGGGCTTTCACCATTTTCACTGTCGTTTAGGACAGTCAGTGAGCTTGACATCCACTGCAATCAGTTTGGCCTAGTTAAGGTGGGTGAAGTAGTGGCGCGGGAAATAGGGGAGGGTATATAGTGGCTATGACACCAGAGGGCAGGGTTAAAAACACCATAAAAAAGATACTCAAAGATTATAAAGTGGTATATGCTATGCCAGCGACAGGGGGGTTTGGTAAGAGTGGGGTTAGTGACTTCCTTGTATGCCACAGGGGGTATTTTATATCCATAGAGGCTAAGTCAGGGAGCAGCCAGCCTACGGCACTGCAAAAGAAGTGGCTAAAAGAAGTAGCTGAAGCAGGGGGGTGGGGGCTTGTAATCAACGAGGACAACATGGATGAGATAACGGACTTGTTTGATAGTATTGACGAGGTGGATGATGCTATCACTAGACTACACTAGATGTAAAAAGTGTGGGGGCGAGTTAGCCCCCGGCAAGGCTATAGAAAATACATATACAGGACTGCCCGACTTTCCCGGAGATAAACATCCAGTAACAATGTCCCCCGGAGGGAAAGGCACACTGATAGACTGTATGAAGTGTGAGAAGTGTGGCTGGAGTATATATAGCGGGGAATCGCTCGAAGCGGTAACAGTCAGGCTGATGTTAGTGGCAACAAATAAACCGCCGCACAAAAGTGAGATAGCTAGGCTATCGGTAGTGATGCGCGATAGTGAGGCATTTAAATTTAATTGTAAGTTGGTTGAGTTAGCACTTAAGGAGAGAAAGATATGAGCTACCAAAAAGATAAAGCGTTCTGCGATGCGTTGTTTGCCGACACAATCAGGGAAACACACAGGAACAAGTTAGCAGAGGAGTTTAAGCAGCCTGCAGTTAGTACTGAGGAAACGTTAGTAAGGGGACACCGCAAGTATCCACAACCAACTAAGACATACTACGCAGGAGAAGGGAGAAGACATGGACGCTGCGGATAGTGCGCAACAACAAATGGAGCAGTTAGAAAAACTGCGGAGGCAACAGAAACCCCCAATGGTAGCAGAGCCGAAGGGGTATTGCCTGAACTGCGGCAACACAGACATTAAAAAGGGGCTGCGGTGGTGTGATGTTGATTGCCGCACGGATTGGCAGAGGAGGAACGAGTGAATAAGTGGGATTGGATGATATTGTTTGGGGTTGGGTGCACCATAGGGATTGTTTTTTCCTTGATGCCGCGACCAGACACAGAAATAAAATATCCGTATTATACTTGCACTAAGGATCAGGTTAGTGAGATAATATATAACCAACCTAATGGTATGCTGGAAGCTATTAAGGCGCGCTGTACGACCCACGCGGGGGGGGACATAACCGTATGAACATTAATATTATTGCTTGCGACATAGAGACTTTTTACTCAAAAGAGTATGGGCTGACTAAGTGCACTACCGAAGAATACATACGCTCTCCGTTGTTTCAGACAATTGGTGTAGCTACAAAAATTAACGATGGGTCTATTGAGTGGGTGTCAGGTACGCATGAGTATGTTAAGGAATATTTAGAGTCTTTACCGTGGGATACACATCTATTACTAGCGCAGAACACAGCGTTTGATGGGGCGATACTTAACTGGATTTATGGTATCAAACCCAGAGGTTATTTAGATACGATGAGCATGGCAAACGCGCTGCATGGGGTGTCGGAATCATCATCACTGGCAAACCTATGCAAGCTATATAAGTCGCGGCCTAAAGGGGATGAAGTATTGAATGCGTTGGGCAAGCGGAGGGAAGATTTTACCCCCACAGAACTGGCGACATACGGAGAGTACTGCCGCGATGACGTTTTTTCAACGCATGATATATTTCACAAGATGCTACCGATCTTCCCAAAGTCGGAGCTAAAAGTAATTGATCTAACCATAAGGATGTTTGCACAACCAATAATAGAAATAGATGCGCCGATGCTGGTGGAAGACTTGATAAACATAAAGAGAACGAAGCGCGAATCACTAGAGAAACTGCAAACGGCTTTGGGGGTGGGTAGTGAAGCGGAACTAAAAATTAAAGTAATGAGCAACCCCAAGTTTGCTGAGTTGCTTAAGGCGCAGGGGGTGGAGCCGCCCACCAAGATCAGTGCCAAGACGGGTAAGACTGCATGGGCGTTCGCCAAGACAGACGAGGAGTTTACCAATCTGCTTGAGAGTGATGACCCTATTGTGGCTACACTTGTATCTACACGGCTGGAGAATAAGTCTACCATAGGAGAAACAAGAACAGAGGCGTATATCGGTATAGCGGGGCGGGGCACTTACCCATTCTCACTGTCATATTCAGGCGCGAAGATAACGCACCGTTGGAGTGGCTTTGGGACTAACCCCCAAAATCTGCCTCGCGGGTCGACATTACGCAGGGCACTCGTGGCACCAGACGGGCGCACGCTGGTAGTGGCAGACTCAAGTAACATCGAGCTACGCTCAGGGATGTGGTTGGCGGGGCAGCAAGACGCACTACAGCAGATTAGGGATGGGTTGGACTTGTATCGGGTGTTTGCATCGGAATCATTTAACTTGGATTATGATAGTATAGGTAAAACCAGTGATGAAAGGTTTATTGGAAAGGTCTGCCAGCTCTCACTTTTGTACCAGACAGGGCATGTAAAATTGCAGAATACAATTCGCATACAAAGTAAAGGCAAGATAACTATCACGCTCAAAGAGGCAGAAAGATTAAAGTATTTATACCGTGATACATATGATAAGATAGTTGATGCTTGGGGTGATGGAGAAGAGGTACTTTCGTGGATTGCTAATGATGAAGAACACACAGCGTTCGAGTTTTTACCTGTACATGGTAAGAAAGGTATTCTTAAACCTAGTGGGTTATACTTACCATATCCGGGGTTAAGAAAAGAAAACACAGAAAAAGGGAACGAGTGGCAATATGATACAAGGAGAGGATGCAGCATATTAAAAGATAAAGCTTACGGGGGAAAATGTTTCCAAAGAATAAATCAAAGTTTGGCGCGGGATATTATATCAACACAGACGATGGAAATAAATAAACGATATTGGGTTGCAGGATTGGTACATGATGAGGTAATATGTGTAGTTCCAGATGCTGAAGTAGAAGAAGCCAAGATATTTATACAAGAAGTTATGAGGAAGCCCCCATCATGGGCATTGGATTTACCACTGGATTGTGAAGTAGGATCAGGGAAACGATATGGCGACGCCAAATAAAGATGATGATTACGCTGCTTGGCTACTAAAAGAGATACTGGCGCATGGGGTTGATAATGCGTCAGCATGGTACCCAAGTATGCCGCCATGCGAGTTCGGCTGGCGCATAGAGGCCGTAAGACACGGGCATCGCCTCATTGATGAGTCTAACCGCAAGCTGCGCAATAAATACGATCATACATTTTGGTACTCCCCCAAAGCAGTTGAGTGGCTAAAGGATTACAACGAGAGGAGAAATAAATGAGTAAATTTAAGAAGTTACCGCAGCATGAGTTGGATGGAATGTCTCGCAAGGAGCTGGACGATTATTTTGAGGCGGAGGATAACAATAGGCTGAGAGACAAGTTCGCTATGGCTGCGATGTCTGTGGATTTAAGGGGTAGTAGTGTTGAAGCAATTGCTGAGATGTGTTTCCTGTTGGCAGATGCGATGATGATAGAAAGGGATAAATAATGAAGAGAATACTTACCGCAATAAGAGCAAAACTAAAGAGCTGGCAAGATGCATTAGAACAAAAAATAAAGAAAATAACCGATGGCCTATAGTTACTCAGCGTTGAAGGAATTTTCCCAGTGCCCTAGGAAATACCATGAGAATCGGGTGCTAAAAAAGTGGCCTTTCCCTAAGACAGATGCTATAATGTATGGCGAGGAGGTACACAAGGCACTAGAGGACTATATAGGTAGCGGGGTTGATTTAGGTAAGCATAGCAGATTCAAGGACATTGCTGATTCATTGCTCAGGCTGGAGGGGGAGAAGCTAGTCGAGTTTAAGATGGCGTTGGATCACTCTCTACAGCCGTGTGATTTCTTTGATAAAGATGTTTATCTGCGTGGGGTTGCTGATATTGTCGTGTTGAATAAGGCGACAAGCAAGGCGTATATAGGAGACTATAAAACTGGCGGGGATAAGTACCCCGACAAAGACCAGTTAGAGCTTATGGCGTTGATGATATTCAGGTACTTCCCGGAGATAACATACGTGAAGGCCGCGCTGTTGTTTGTGGTGCATGATACGATTGTTACTGCTGAGTACCACAAGAAGGAAGCCAAGCCCACATGGTTAAAGTGGATAGGTAAGATTAACGAAGTAGAGGCGGCACATGAAGCGGGGGTATGGAACGAAAAGCCCACGGCACTATGCCCGTGGTGCCCTGTGAATGATTGCCCGCACTGGTCAGAGAAAAGGAAAAGTAAATAATGCCTAGAAAACCTAATATACCTAAAGGTTCGCCGTACTGGAAAGAAGAATGGAAAAAGATGCAGGCTAATGGGGAAGACAAGAAGCAGCTTGAAAGGGCTAAGGCCAGAAGGATGGTCGATAAGGCGGGAATTAATAGGAAGGGTAAAGATGTAGGGCACATCAAGCCAGTGGAGGATGGGGGTAAGAGCGTGATGAGCAACTTACGTATTGAGGACTCCAGTAAAAACCAGAGTAATAATTTGCATAAGAAGGGGGAGAAATGAATGTAAAACTAATAAGCCATTCAGTACCTACAGGCCCAAAGATAGAAGGTATGCAGGGGTTAGTAGCCTTCTGTGCTAGGGTGAGTAATCCAAGCAACCAACATAACCAGAGTACGGAGAAGTTAATTACATACTTGCTGGATAATAAACACTTCTCGCCACTGGAAATGGTTAATGTTTGTCTGGAAATTGAAACGACTCGCGATATTGGTAGGCAGATACTTAGGCATAGATCATTTACGTTTCAGGAATTTTGTGTTACTGGGGATAGTTTAATTACTACGGTTACTAAAGGAGGTAGGACAAAAAAAGTATCTATTGAGAAGCTATATGCGCGGCATAAGTCCGACCAATATAGAGGTATAAGTGATAATTTAGTTCGTGTGTATGATGAGAAGAGCAGGTTTCTATCCTCGGCCAAGATAAAAGAAGTATTTAAAACTGGCAAAAAGGACGTGTATGAACTAACCCTAGAAAACGGAAAGAAAATACAATCCACTATGGATCATAAATTTCTTACTTACGCCGGGTTTAAACCGCTTAAAGCGATAACCATAGATTCTTTCGTTGGATGCAATGGGATTCCAGTCCATCAAGAGCATAGCTGGTTGCAACAAGCGAAGATAGAATCAATAGAAGCGGGGGTAGGGATACCATACATAGCTCACAAAGCGCAAATAAGCTACCATACTGTTAGGAAGTGGCTAAGAATACACAAACTGCAGTACTCTAAAAAAGAGGTCGCGACATATACTAGTATATGGAATAAAGGCATACCGAAGGAATACCAACCTAATTTTGGTGGTTTCCACAGCAAAGAAACACGGGAAAAGATGTCTGCTAGTGCTATGAAGGGGGTTGATTCTAACTTATATAAAAATGGTAAGTACACAACGGACACTATGAGGTGGAGGAATTTAGTCGCTCAGAAGTGTAAAGGATACCATTCAGAAATTCTACAAAAGCAAAATAACAGGTGTGCCATAAGTGGGGCCCGTATTAATTTGAGTAATAGTGAAGTAGACCATATACACCCAGTATACAGCCACCCTAGTTTAGCGTTTGAAAAAACAAACTTACAGGTATTATGTAAAGAAGCGCATAGAGTAAAATCAGGCAAAGAAAGAAAAGAAGCAAAGTACACAGCAAGGTTTTCAAAAGTGAAGTCTATTTTTTACATAGGGGAGAAAGAGACGTATGATATTGAGGTTGAGCATCATAGTCATAATTACATAGCTAACGGGATCGTTACTCATAACTCACAAAGATACGCCGACCCAGTTAAGGAACTAAATTTTGAATTACGCGAAGCAAGGTTGCAGGACGCGAAGAACAGGCAGAACTCTATGGATACCACAGATAGAGACTTAAAAGAGTACTGGCACATGAAGCAAATGGAGGTGATTAACTTAGCTAAAAAGAATTACCAGTGGGCGTTATATAACGGTTTAGCTAAGGAATGTGCCAGAGTAGTGCTGCCAGAGGGGAATACATTATCTAGGATGTATGTGAATGGCACTATGAGAAGCTGGTTACACTACTGCGACTTGCGGGGTAGTAACGGCACACAGAAAGAACATATGGACATAGCACGAGAATGTGTAGAAGTTATAAGCACGGTGTTTCCATTGATAAAACAAAAAGAAAGCCCTACATGACAATAAAAAAAGATTATATCAGGGATGCACTATTCGATACCCTTGGGTTACTGAGGCTTAAGAATAGTTATATGATGGCGGGGGAGAATAGCCCCCAAGATAGGTTCGCTTATGTGTCAGAGAAGTTTAGTAGTAACCCAGACCATGCACAGCGGCTGTATGATTATGCTTCAAAACACTGGCTGTCTTACTCCACCCCAATACTGTCATATAACGAGGATAAGCGGGGGTTTGGGATTGCTTGTTTCTTGAACACCATAGCGGATACAGCCGAAGGGTTGGTTGAGAACTTATCAGAAACAAACAGGTTCTCTATGTTGGGCGGGGGGGTCGGTATTAACTTTGGGATACGTTCCGCAGATGAGAAGTCTACAGGGGTTATGCCACACCTCAAGATATATGACGCTTCCGCATTGGCATACAAGCAAGGGAAAACTAGGAGGGGCAGCTACGCAGCGTACTTGGATATTAGTCACCCAGATATTAAGTTGTTCTTGGAGATGCGCAAACCAACGGGGGATCAGAATCTGAGAGCCTTGAATATGCACCACGGGATTAACATATCAGACAGTTTCATGGAGTTGATTGACCGATGCACACAAGACCCAGACGCTGATGATTCATGGGATCTCAAAGACCCTAACAGCCCAGAAGTGCGCGAAGTAGTCTCAGCTAAAGAACTTTGGCAGCGTATATTAGAAACACGGATGCAGACTGGGGAGCCATACCTACACTTCATTGATGAGTCTAACCGCAAGCTGCCTTATTGGTTGAAGGATAAAGGGCTTGAAGTTAAGCAGTCGAATTTGTGTTCTGAGATCGTACTCCCAACAAACGAAGAAAGAACTGCGGTATGCTGCTTGTCCTCAGTGAACTTGGAGTATTATGATGAGTGGAAAGGCGACCCGCAGTTCTTGCTGGATATAGCGGAGATGCTGGATAATGTATTGCAGCACTTCATTGATAATGCACCAGACAGCGTAGAGCGGGCTAAGTTTTCAGCGCGGAGTGAGCGTAGCATTGGTGTAGGGGCGTTGGGATTCCATGCTTACCTACAGAAGAACTATATCCCTTGGGAATCTGCGCAGGCGGTAGGCAAGAACTTAGCGATGTTTAAGCATATAAGGTGCCATTTAGATTTAGCTAACGGGGTGTTAGGAAAAGAAAGAGGGGAGGCTCCAGACGCGGTTGGTACAGGGCGTAGATTTTCACACCTTATGGCAATTGCCCCCAATGCCTCCAGTTCTATTATTATGGGTAATACAAGCCCATCAATTGAGCCTTATAGAGCTAATACCTACAGACAGGACACACTATCAGGTTCTCATTTAGTCAAGAACAGGTGGCTAGATAAGGTGCTTAAAAGTAAGGTGTTGCTTGAAGAAGAATTACCTGATATATGGGCAAGTATCATCGCAAATAATGGGTCGGTTCAACACCTAGCAATCCTGACTGAGTGGGAGAAGGATACATTTAAAACGGCAATGGAACTTGACCAGCGATGGGTGATACAACACGCTTCGGACAGGCAGCCGTTTATAGACCAAGCGCAGTCGGTTAATGTGTTCTTCAGACCTGATGCTAACATCAAGTATATCCACGCAGTACACATGCAGGCATGGAGGCAGAAACTAAAGACCCTATACTACTGCAGGTCGGAGAAGATTAACAAAGGGGATAAGTTGTATCACAAGGTAGAACGTGATATAATTAAAGAGATTGACGCGGGTGGGGATGATAGTTGTCTTGCCTGTGAAGGATAGGGGAGAAGATGAAACAAAAACATAATTTACTAGAAGAACGACAGTGCTTTAAGCCGTTTAATTATCCTTGGGCGTACAACGCTTGGTTGGAGCATGAGCAGAGCCACTGGGGGCCTTGGGAGGCGAAACTGGGGGAGGATGTAAAGGACTGGAATAAGAACTTAACCGCAGCAGAGAAGAACTTATTGACCCATATTTTCAGGTTCTTTACCCAAGCGGATATTGATGTGGCGGGCGCATATGTCAAGAACTACCTACCCTATTTTCCACAACCAGAAATACGTATGATGTTGTTGGGGTTTGCTAATAGGGAAGCGGTACATATCGCAGCTTATTCACACTTGATTGAGACTCTGGGACTACCGGAGACTACCTACAATGAGTTTGCGCAGTATCAGGAAATGAAAGAGAAGCATGAGTACTTGGTGGATATATCTAATACGCAATGTGACAAGGCAGATACTGCAGTGCATATGGCAGTGTTCTCAGGGTTTACCGAAGGGATGCAGTTGTTCTCGTCGTTTATTATGCTGCTGAACTTCTCTAGGCAAGGCAAGATGCGGGGGATGAAGGACATTATTACTTGGTCTATTCAGGATGAGATGATGCACTGTGATGGGATGATTAAGTTGTTCCGTGAGTATGTTAAGGAGAACCTTGATATATGGAACGACGAGACTAAGGAGAGGATATACGCAGCCGCTGAGAAGATGGTAGAACTGGAAGATAAGTTTATTGATTTGGCGTTTGCTATGGGGGATTTAATTGATTTAACTAAAGAGCAAGTTAAGGTGTATATCCGGTACATTACTGACAGACGCTTGATTGGTTTGGGCTTGAAGGGTATTAACAAAGTGAAGCGCAATCCACTACCGTGGGTAGAAGAAATTATTAACAGCCCGATACATGGTAATATGTTTGAGACAGTAATAACAGACTATGCCAAAGGCGCATTAACAGGATCATGGGAGGAAGTATGGGCATAACATTTACAGATAAAGGACCGTGGCGGGTGGAGAGTTTGTTAGGCGCGGTGGATGTAATTAGCAGTGATCCGACTAACGCGGTAGGACTAAGCGTAGGGGGAGAGTGGGCAACATTAGAGGATAAAATTAAATACGCGCATGGGCTGGCGGAATTACTGAACAGACATAATGGAAATAATTGAAAACAAAGCACTTCTCATTAATGTCAGAGATCCGGGAAAGTACACATCGCTTATTGGGACTAGCAAGTATGTGCGGCAAGTATCGGATGACCTGCATGAGGTGCTGGTTAAGTGGGATTATGACAATGTAGCTACATTAACTGCGCTTGGGGTTCATAAGGTACCGTCGACTATATACAAGGACTACGCTTGGAGTGGCAGGTTTACTCCGATGATACACCAGAAGGATACGGCTTCGTTTATTGTGGCTAATCCTAAGTGTTTTGTGTTTAGCGAGATGGGTGTGGGTAAGACAGCAAGTACGGCATGGGCGGTTGATTATCTTTTGCGGCATAAGAAGGTGAAACGGGTACTGATTGTGTGCCCCCTGTCTATTATGAAGGCAGCATGGCAGAAAGATCTATTCTCTGTGTTGCCCCACAGGTCGGTAGGGATTGCACATGGTTCAGTTAAGACGCGGAGATGTATTATTCGTGGTAAGTATGAGTTAGTGATTATTAATTATGATGGCATACTGACGGTACTACCCGAACTACTGGAGGCGGGGTTTGACTTTATTGTAGCAGACGAAGCAACAGCGTTAAAAAATATCGGGACGGACAGATGGAAGGCATTTAATAAGTTAGCTGTGGTAAGTCCTAGGTTAGCCCTACTGACAGGAACTCCCGCCGCGCAGTCACCAGAAGATGCGTATGGGTTAGCTAAGTTAGTTTGTCCTGACAGGGTGCCTAGGTTTTTTGGGGCGTGGCGTGATACCGTGATGCAGAAGTTATCTATGTTTAGGTATATACCAAAGCCTAACGCAAACGAGATAGTTTTCGCGGCGCTACAACCAGCGATACGCTACACAAAGGCTGAATGCTTAGACCTGCCAGATATGATGTACGAAACGCGGGACGTGCCTATGACCCCACAGCAGGAGAAGTATTACAATATGCTGAAGAAACAGATGCTTATTACTGCGGCGGGGGAAACAATCACTGCGGTTAACGCTGCGGTACAGATGACACGGCTCTTGCAAATTAGTTGCGGCGCGTGTTACAGTGATGATGGGGCGCCTATATATTTCGATATAACAAATAGGTTGACGGAATTAGAGAATGTTATTGACGAGAGCCTACAAAAGGTGATAGTATTTGTACCCTACACTCACACAATAGAAGTTATTGAGGCATATTTACAGAAGAAAAAAATAGCTTGTGCGGTCATTAATGGCAAGGTATCAGCGACAAAACGCGCAGCAATTATTGACAGTTTCCAAGAAAGTGATACACTAAGAGTAGTGATTATCCAACCGAAAGCTGCGGCACATGGGATTACTTTGACTGCGGCTAATACGGTAGTGTGGTTCGGGCCAACGGCTAGTGTGGAAACGTACTTACAGGCTAACGCCCGCGCACACAGGAACGGACAGCAGCATAAAGTTACTGTTATAATGATACAAGGCAGCCCAGCGGAGGAAAAGATGTATAAAATGTTAAATGCGAAGGTAGACCACCACATGAAGTTGATTGACTTATATGATGAGGTGTTACATGAATAGTGAAACGGAGTATAATTTAGAGCAGTTGGTTATGGTAGATAAAAAGATGGGGGTGAAGATCGATGAGCTAGAAGAGGAAGTAAAAACGATAGCGGAAAAAAGGAAGCAGGTGCGAGAAGCAATAGGCGATTTGATGAAGGAGCAGGGAGTAGAGTCAAGCCGTACTAAGTATGGTACGGTGACTAGAGGTGTTACTGAGAGGTATTGGACAGGAGATTGGATCGCGCTGCACCAGTATATCGCAGACCACGGAGCGTTAGAGTTGCTAGAAAAGCGGGTATCACAGACTAACATGAAGGAATGGATATTAACCCATCCAGATGACTTCCCTCCCGGCTTGAACTTGTCGAGAGAATATACAATTAAAATTACTAAACCAAGAAAGACTACAGGAGAATAAATTATGAGCAACGACATTACATTGTTTGACGGTAACACAGCAGTACCAGCACACATCGCAGCAAGGGCAGCAAGCGCAGCAACACTTGCTTTGGCAGGTAAAGGGGCATCAAGTAAGCGTATATCAATCGAAGGCGGTACGTTCAGGATGATTGTCGATGGTAAGGAAATTGCCAAGACTAAAGCTAGGGATATGAACATCGTTATTGTTCGCCCTGCCCCTGCCACCAGTCGCGCTTATTATGACCCAACAGTAGCATACCAACGGGGGGTTGCGGTAGCGCCACTATGTACTTCTCTAAGCGGCGATAAACCAGACGCGCAGAGCGAGGAACCCCAAGCCTCTAAATGCCAAGAGTGCCCACAGAATATCGCGGGGTCGGGTAAAAACAACTCGAGGGCGTGTCGGTTCTTTAGGCGGTTGGCGGTGGTGCAAGAGAGTGATATGGAGGGGGCGGTGTATCAGCTTAATATCCCTGCGACTTCCCTGTTCGGGGATGGGGTTAATGGGCAACAGCTACCACTGGAAGCCTACGCTAAGATGCTGAAGTCCAATAATGTAAACGTGGATGATGTTGTGACTAACATGGAGTTCGATACGGATGCCGCGACACCAAAGCTGACGTTCTCGGCTAATAGGTTCCTGACCCCCCAAGAGCTGGTAGTTATCACAGAGCAGGGAGACACTAAAGAAGCACGACAAGCTACGGGAGAAATTGCATATGGTGCAGAAAGTACGCAACAAAAGAAACTCGCTCCTGTGGTGGAGCAGAGGGCAGTGGAAGAAACCCCTGTTGCAGAGCCTACCAAGAAGCCTAAAGTGGTTGAACGAGACACCAAAAAAATCAATTCCGTAATTGATGAGTGGGAAAATATGTAAGTATTGGGGTTTACGCGCCCCCATCATATTGGTGGGGGTTTTATTTTCTTGGGGGTAAACAGATGAGCAACGAAGATTACGGGAACGACCAAGCCGGGTTAGTGGAGGAAATCGAGGAACAGCTCGACGAACTGGCCTCATACGGATATGTGTTTACTGAGGCGGAACAAGCAGCGGTTATCCGCTACCTCTGTGTGCTAGATGAGTGTGGGATGATGGAAGAATACGAAGAAAACCAACAGGATATGATTGACTGATATGGATACGCTAATTAAAAGCGTGGTGCCACAGCAGGGGGTGTATTGCCTTAACACAATACTAGAGGGTTCGGTACACCAGACTTTCCACGATACCCCAGATGAGCTAGTTACTGAAGGTGTGATAGCATCTTTATCTGGAAGAAACGCCTATTATGCAATGGCTTCGTTTAAGGATAGTTCTTCTCGCGGGCAGCAGAACGTGCGGGCAGTTAAGTCTTTCTGGCTTGATGTGGACTGCAAGGATATGCTACCTAATAAGGACTATGCCAATAAGGATGAAGGCAAGCAAGCTATAATAGACTTCGTTAAAGCGCAAAAGTTCCCTCGGCCTACTATTGTCGACTCGGGTAACGGCTGGCATGTGTACTGGATATTGGAAGAAGAAGTGACCCCGGAGTTGTGGCAACCCCTCGCAGATAAACTAAAGACCGTATGCCTCAAGACAGGATTACGGATAGACCCAGCGTGTACGGCTGACAGCGCGAGGATACTGCGCATACCAGATACCTATAACTACCGTTTTAACCCACCATCTAAGGTGGAACTAATCAGACATAGCCCTGTAGTAAGTTTCAGTGAGTTTAGTAGCGTAGTCGAGGCAGCATACGAGCCGTTTCGCGCTTTACAGAACCCCCATAAACGCGGGGTAAGCGCCGCAACTCAAGCCCTATTGGGGAACACCGAATCTAGTTTCAAGAAGATTTTAGTGCGTAGCACTGCAGGCACAGGATGTGAGCAGATATTGTTAGGGGTGCAGAATCAAGCAGAGATTGAAGAGCCTTTATGGAGGGGGATGCTCTCGATAGCACAGCAGTGTTCGGACAGGGAAAAGGCAATACCGTTTGTATCTAACAAACACCCTGAATATGATATGGATGAGTCGTTCAAGAAGGCAGAGCAAACTAAAGGACCCTACACTTGTGCCACATTAGATAGTATTAACGCAGGGGTATGTAGTTCATGCACTCATTGGGGGCGCATTACAAGCCCCATACAGCTCGGCAAAGAGATTATAGCTATCAAAGCCCCAATAACGGTAAACATCGCGCCTGAAGTGGTTGTGGAGCCTGTGGATGACGCCGTAGAAACAACACCAGACCAGAACCTAGAGGCCTACGAACAGGAAGAACTGAAGGTAGTAATACCCGTGCCTCCTGCACCATATTCACGCGGGGTACATGGGGGTATTTATAAACGAACTAAATGCGAAGATGGCACTTTTGATGACGTACTAATTTATGAGAATGATTTTTATGCCCATGCGAGATTATATGACCCGGCTGACGGGCAAGTTCTGGCTTGTAGACTACATCTACCCCTTGATGGCGTTAGAAACTTTAATATCCCGCTACAGTCAGTAGGCTCCAAGGATAGGTTAAGAGATGTTATTTGTAAGCAGGGGGTTGCGGCGTCAGATAAAACTGTGGTAGAATTAAGCAACTACTTAATATTGATGGCGAAGGAGCTACAGAGGATGAGCAAAGAAGAGCAGGCACGGACGCAGATGGGGTGGCAAGATGATGATAGCTTTGTGATAGGCGCTAGGGAATACTCTAAGGATGGAATAAGGCACTGCCCCCCATCAAATGCGACTACTAATTACCAACACATGTTCAGGATGGAAGGCGACATAAAAGAATGGAGAAAAGTAATTGACATATATAAACTGCCGGGGTTTGACATACATCAGTTTATATTCTTTACCGCGCTAAGTTCGCCGTTCTTGAAGCATATTGAAGTTGAGGGCATGATGACCTCCATGATTTCCGATGAGTCTGGGATTGGTAAGACTACGCTATGTATGGCATGTAATAGTATTTGGGGGCACCCTAAAGAAATGATGAGTATGCCGCATGATACTGTTGCCGCGCTTATTAATCGGATGGGGGTATTTCATAGTATGGCGGTAGTAGTAGATGAGCTTACCAATAAAGAAGCGAAGCCCTGCAGTGACATTCTGTATATGGCTACCCACGGCAAAGGCCCCGCTAGAATGACAAGTGGCGCTAATGTGGAACGAGTGAATAATACAACATGGAACCTAAACGTACTCACAACGGCTAACGCATCAATCCGTGATAAGGTTTCCGCATATAAGGCATCAGCAGAGGGGGAGAACATGCGCCTGTTCGAGTTTGATATGCGCGGAACTCCGGTAATCCCCAAGGCAGAAGCGGATGCTGTGTTCTCGAAGATGAACGATAACTATGGGGTAGCGGGGCATATATTCACATCATGGCTGGTTAAGAATGTTAAAGATATTAAAAGGATAGTATTACAGACACAAGCCATCATGGATAAACGGTTTGCCTTCACTAGCAAGGAGCGTAAATGGTCATCCTGTGTAGCTGCTGCATATACAGTAGCGTATATTGCCAAGAGTTTAGGACTCCATGACTTTGATATAGAGCGTAATATTCTGTTCATGGTTGCCTACGTGCAACGGATGCGTGGGGAAGTCAAAGAAGGGGTTACGCAGCACTGCGACTTGATCGCTAATTTCATGGGGGAGAATCACAGCAGTATCTTGATAATCAACGGATACCCCGACCCAAAAACAGGGCTGTTTGATGCCCCGCGCAACAAGAATATTAATAAAATCATAGGCAGATACGAGCCAGATACAGGTAAGTTAAGCCTATCCGCAGCGGTATTAAGGGAATACTGTGCCAAAAAACAGTACTCGTTTAGCAGCTTGACTGCACTATCTGGCGGTAAAATAGAGTCTCGCAGGCTGGCGGTAGGTACGGGTATTGTAGCAGCATCAGTCAGGGTTATTACCTTCGATACCAAGATGGCTGGGCTTGATATGTCTATGTGGGAGGATTGATGAGGGAGAGGTTACTGCGCTGGGTGCTTGAAAATGGCGAGGGGTATGGGCATTATAGCCCTTATGGGCCTTATGGGGGGGATACGCACTACGGAGACCTACTAGAGCATAGTTATATAATATGGAAGGAACGTTTGGGGTACAAAATAACCCCGGCTGGACTGGAGTACCTGAAAAATGCGTGAGACACTGATGAAACTGCTACTGGAGCACGGGGATAGGGAGTTTGATTATAAGCTGTTACAGCCTATACCTTGGTTTAAATTAATTGACTCGGGGTATTTAGTCCGGCATGGGGTTAGGCCCAACCCCCCAATAACTATGCTAAAAATAACCCCCGCTGGACTGGAGTACCTGAAATCCGATGCTGATTGAGTTGCCTGATGGGGGGCATATTGACATACCGATTGAGCATATGATAGTTAAGGACAGCATATTTATTCCCACGCTGGAGGCGGGCAAGGCCAAGAAGTTAATAAATAAAGTGTCAGATGAGTTAGAAATACAGACAAAATGTAAACAAGTAGTGTATAATGGGTATTTAGGGGTAATAATTTGGAGAGTCGCATGAATATAGACAAAGCCGTGGCAGCGATAGAAGCCATTATATCCCCACCAGATGAGACCCCGGTGCTACCCACGAATATTTATTCTATACTGAACGCAATTAGGCGCGGTTTATATACCAATATAGATGAAAATAAGCCAGAGCATAGGCTGGCTGTAGGGGTCATTATGCAGGCCATCTCGGATTACTGCAACGGCGATGCGTATATACCTACCCCAATATATAAGCGGAAAGAGGCATATATATCAGGCACTCAGTTCTTAACGGGGGAAGGGTTGAGGTACTGGGCAGCGGTGGCGGGGCTATCCCACGAAGACATATATAGGGCGGCGGCTAAGACTAAGGAGTACCTGAAAAATGCGTGACTTATTGTTGAAGCTGCTACTGGAGCACGGGGATAGGGAGTTTGAGTGGCCCCACTGGCACCAAGATGAGTATTTTTCTATGATTCGTGCGGGTTATTTAGGCCTTGGAGAACTAGAAAAATATAACATAACCCCACAAGGACTGGAGTACCTGAAAAATGCGTGACTTATTGTTGAAGCTGCTACTGGAGCATGGGGATAGGGGGTTTATTGGAGTTAGGCAGCGTGGGGGGTTAGGGCTGCTATGGAAAGCAGGGTTAATTAGTATTGATAGTGAGGCGGTGCCACCCGCAAACTTTGAAATATCCCCCATGACATTCAAAATATCCCCAAAAGGACTAGAATATCTCAAAAACATTGACAATCCGTGATTTATAAGCTATTCTATCCATGCAACATTCTCTGTAAGTCTTTTTACCCCCGTGCAATGCGGGGGTTTGTTATTTGCCTAGTTCTTTTCTTATCGCTGGTAGTTCTTTTTCCAGTATCTTATTAGCCATCGCATCTAGCCTGCTGATTTCCGCTCTTGCGGTTGCCGGGTTCTCCCGTACCGCAGCTTTCTTAGCTTCTCGCATTTCATTCAACAGCGAGGTCATATCTTTCAGGCTGTCATGCACCCTAAGCAGTGGGAGATTCGCTTTTTGATACGCTTCAGCTTTTTCTGGGTGGTGTTTCTCTAGGTCAGCTAAGGTATTCCACGCCCTATTGGATTCGTCTGCCAGATCATACAGGTCAGATACACGAGCATTGCCTTCCTTATCGTAAAATATCCCGCCAACTAGGGGCAGACGGTTCGCTTTTTGCGCAGGTTTGTCACCTACTAACATATCTACGGTGTACAAGGCGTCGCGCCCCACGCTACCGAACCACCCCTTGATGAGGTTGTCTATCTTTATCGGACTCATGTTGGCTGTGTTACCGCCCAACTTCTGTAACTCATCGCTTATAGCTTTGGAGAACTCGCTAGTACTGTCACCAAACTGCATGTTAACATCTTTCTGTTGCAGCGTGTACCCAACTAACGGCTTCCCAGTAAGGGTAGAGTGATTAAATGCGTTTTCTACCAGTGGCTTAATCGCCGTGGGGTTTATGTCACTTGGGCCAACGAGCAGATTTTTAGCGGCGTTGCTCACAGCTTGAGCAAACTTCCCTTTGGTTTCGTTAATGTTACCTGCCATCATCCGGTAGCTTTTCTCTATGGCTATTTTCAGTGGTAGAAACTCAGGCGTAGCGGGTATTTTTACTCCCCCCAACAAAAAGTTGTTGTTCGCGGTATTCTCGTCTGCACGTTCCCGGTCATCACTGCCCGAGGTAGCCATAGTGTACATCATTGTGTACGCCGCAAACGTAAGTATCTTTTTCGCAACTAGCTTCTTAGCCTCAGCTTTAGTTACCCCCGGAAGGCGCCCCTGCAGGGCCATAAGCACCCTATAATCCCCCTGAACCCGGCAATTTATGAACGGAGCAAGGGCCATAAGCACACTAACATGCTGCCCCTGACCGCGATTCTGGTAGTTGTACATCATAATAGCCCGGGCAGTAGCGTCGTTCTGCGTACCCCCATGATCCATAACGTCTTTGTACACGGCAAGGCGGTTGGATAAATCTTGCGCCCGTGCTATTCGCTCGGCCTTCTCAAACCACTTGGATATACCCGTGCGCGTCGCCCCACGGACTTCTTTGTTCCAGTTATCATAAGTATCCTGATAATCAATAGCGCCTACTATACCTGCCGCACGGCCTTCTCTAGCAAGGGGGGATTCTCCACCAAAAGCGTTCTTGCGAAACTCCGGCAGGGAAGTTTTGGCTAACCCTAATACACCTGACGTAGTGCCCGCAGTGAAGGAAGCCCGTTGGGGGTCTTGTAGTAGCTGGTTATAGGTAAATGTAGGCATCAGGGTAATGCCTTTACGCAGCATACCTGTAGCTGTTCTGGCTATACGCACCGCTATATTGTTTACAACTGGAGCCGCATGGAATATTGCCGCGTCATTCCTATTTAGAACTTTGAACCACTGCGACTGCCCCTGCTTGAGATATTCTACGTTGTTGCCCTGTTTGTCATCGCGGGGTATTTCAAACCCACCTTGCGTGTTATCATCTTTATTCATGCGCATCATATCATCAGCAACGAGATTAGCTGTATTATTAGCCATGCCGCGCTTAATCAAAAACACTTGATTATTAATGATATTTTCCATCACATCTTTTATTTCCAGCCCGCCAGCACCTTTGATATGATGCTCTTTTTTAGCTGATAGCAGCCCGCGCAAGTGCGCTCCTGTAGACTCACCGGGGGGAATCTCACGATTGAACGGCACATACTCCATCCTGTCAAGGAACTCGCGGGCTTTCTTAGGGGTAAATAAGTTGGTATCAACCAAGAACTGCATGGTCTTTTCCCTTATCTTCTGGTGCATATCCCGCCACGCCCGGAACTGTGCAGCATACTTAGCCTGCATCTTCTTACCATAAAGATACTCAGCGTTGGTAATGCCTGTATCTATGCCCATTGCCTCTAGCTCTTTATGTCGGTCTGCTATGAGCATATAATCAATGGACGTATCCGCTAAGGCATCTGACATCCCATCGGCCTTCATATCAGCGCGTATCTGTGTGGATATACCAGCCAAAGCCCTCATATTACTGGCAGCGGGTATTACATGCGCCACGCCTTCTTTGTCTAGTTGCGGGAACCCACGATTCACTGCCTCCATAGCGATGTTATCCGCCTGTAGGGTTCTATGTAGGTTTACAAACCCAACCTCTTTCCCAGTAAGGGGGTTCAGTCGCTCTCCAGTACCATACATCGTTCCGTGTTTGAGTGCGTGGGCTTCCCCAGCACCTACATTCTTCTGCGCTAAGTACCCCCAAAGGTCATTATCTGTTATCTCATTGAACCGAGCTTTAAGTTTAGCTATCACGCCCTCTTGTGTTAGTCGTTTTGGGAGGCGGATACCATTTTGCGCAGCGATAGCCTTATCTGCTGGTGATGGAGGAATTTGTTTTTCAAATGAAAACTGCGCAGGGGCATCGGCTGTTGTCTTTTCCGCTGTGGGGGTTGTTTTGGTATCAGGCATTGATTCTACCCGAGCGGCGCCCATGACTAAATCAACTATGTCTTTAGCTTTTAGTGTCTCTGGGGCGTAGCGGAGTTTGTGCAATGAATCAGTAATACCCGCCCAAAGATCACGAAGCCAGCCGACAACTTTATCGAATTCTTTTGGTTGTGTTTCAAGCGGGTCAATCCCGTATTTATTAACGGCAATTTCTGTGAAATAGGCAACAACTTCTTGGTTATATCGGTCAGAGCCTACAGGCTCCCCAGACGCATTAGCTCGCGCTATAGCTTCTTTAGCTATAGTTATTTCAGCCTTTTCCTTACCAAACATAGGGGAAGTGGCTGATGTAGCCCACGTATTAACACGATTAGCTAAGGCTTTGATTCTGCTCGCACCTATCAGTTTAGTCAGCCCTAAGTGGCCTCCTTTTTCGTGCAGGATCGTACCTTTCGCATTTCCTTTAGGTATATGGCTGGCGATATAATAATCTTGCCCTTTATGAACGAATGCCTTAGCGCCTCCTGCCTTAACGTCTGCTATTACATCGCTGGGGAGAATCCCCTCAAGGCCTGAAAGGTCGTTTACTACGATAGGTGGTTTACGCGCTATTTGGTTGGGGGTAAGCAACTCCCCCATAGCTTGATTTACTTCTTCTGTTGTGCTTGGTTCTACGGGCGGTACGTCTTCCTTGGACTCATCCTTGGATTCTTTGGAAAGTTGCGAATTTCTGCGCCTAATCTGCGCAGCCACAGCCTGCATCGGTGATACATCATCTTCATGGGACTGCCCTTTCTCGTATGCTTTTACAACCCGCGATTGGTCAGCGGGGGTCAGTGATTCAAATGGAACATCGCTTAGGCTTGCCCACTCTTCCTGCGCTGCTAGTGTATCTTGCCTGCTTCCCTCGCGAACTCCACTGACCGCATTGTTTGTGTTAGCATCCCCGCTAGGAACTCCCACTCCCCCGGACTCAGTGACTTGAGTTTCTTGAGTTGTGGTTGGTGCCCGCTGTGTAGGCAATGGAACGCTCGGCTCAGTTCGTGATCCGACAGCATCACTTGTGTTTCCACTCGTTTGAGTATTAGGGCTGGGGCGGTTGGTTGACTCATTCATTACCTCCGATTGTTGGCGAAGCTTAGATTCTATCACATCTAACCGCTCTAATGCAAGTTGGGCAGCTTGTTGTCTAGCTTCAGATAAATTACCCTTGCCGTTTGCCTCGTCGGTTAGAATGTCTTTAAAAGCGTCGATGTTCTCCTGAGTGGATAAGTCCCCCACCTTTTTGAGCGCATTGCGCACCTTCTTATCACTCGGGCGCACCCCCAAATCAGTAAGCATAGCGTCATTTATTACTGTAGATTGCGCGGCATCTTGCGCAAAGGGCGCGGCTGTAGGTTGTGGGTCTGTTGGTATTCTTGTTGGGTCAAAACCAGTAGGCTGCAGCGCATCTACATATCTACGGTACGCTGCAGGATCACTACTACCTGT